TATTAAAATAGTCGGGAAAGTAAATAATAATATTAAACAAAAGAAATGAAAGGAAAAGATAAAATACCTATTTTATTGGCTCAAAAAGCCCAAGATTTAGTTAAAATAGTAGTTCCTAAAATTACTGAGATGTTAATTAAAATAGGATTAGAGAAAATAGAACCTATTACTTTACCTGATATTTGTTTACCGGCAGATAAATTAAAACCATTAATAGAATTAAGAAATAAAATAGTAGATAAACTAAATTTAACATCTAAAACTATTGAAACTTTATCAAAATCAATAATTCCTTTAACTGTTACCATAACAGCAACATCTAAAATACTACAAACTTTAAATACTACTAGAACCATAGCAGAATCTGCAATACCTCTGCTCCCAACTCCACCACCAGGTTCCCCAGATCCAGCAAATACAGCATTAATAGCTTTAAGTAAAGTACAAACTTTAGAAAGAAAACTATCTCCTAAAGTAGTTCAAGCCCAAAACACAGTAGATTCAATCAATATTGCTTTAACTCAAGTAACTACTATACTAGCTAAAATTTTAGCAATAATAAGTATAATAGATATATATTTAAATAGATGTAAACCTATTGATTCTCCAAACATGATATCTTTAAATAGTTATTTAACAACAGTTGTTGATAATGCTAATAAAGTTGAAGTATCACCAACATTTGGTGAAAATTATAAAGGATTTGTATTAGATATAGTTGAAGAACAATTTTCTCCTACAGTAAAAAGATCAAAAGCCGTAGCTAAAAATAATAGTAATATTGTATTATTACAAACCCCATTATCATTTACATCAACCCCACAAGTTTTAATTGAAGAACTTAAATTAATAATTGACAAAGATAATTTAAAAGCTGACTAATTTAATATTTATAACAAATGAAACCATCAGAATTAAAAAATTTAATAAAAACTGCCATGAAAGAGGCAATCCAAGAAGAATTAAAAGACATCTTATTGGAGGCAGTTCGTAGTAATAAACAACCAATTACTGAATCTTATCGAGTTAGTGATGATAGAACGTTAAGTTTTAATACTAATGCCATTCCTCACCAACCTACTAAATCCCCAGTAAACAACAAAAAAGCATATTTAGACATATTGGGTGAAATGTCTCAACCAGCTAAATCAAATTTTGAAGGAGAATTTAAAATACCAAGTAATATAGACCCAGTAAATGGAACATTACCTGATGGGCAACTTGGTTTAGATGCTATAATGAATTTAATTAAGAAATAGTGGCATTCGGAGCAAAAAAAATATTTCCTATTGATACAAAGCCGGGAACGGCTGTAGGAATTTCTATTCCTTTTAACTCACCATCTGTATTTTTTTCAACATATACTACAAAAGATGCTATACGAAATAATTTATTAAATTTCTTTTTAACAAACAAAACAGAAAGATATTTAAATAATCAATTTGGAGCTAATTTAAGAGCATTTATTTTTGAACAAATAACATCTGATAATATAAGTTTTTTAAAAGAAAACATTCAATCACTAATAAGTCAATATTTTCTTAATATAAAAGTAGAAAATTTAGAAATTCTAGAATATCCTGATAGTAATGAAATAAATGTACAACTAACATATAGTATAATTAATACTGGATTGACAGATCAAGTTCAAATAACATTCGCATAATGGCAGCAAATAAAAATATAAAATACATAAATAAAGATTTTAGTGAACTTAGAACTAATCTAATTGACTATACCAAAACCTACTTTCCAACTACGTATAATGACTTCAGTCCTGCATCACCAGGTATGATGTTTATGGAAATGGCAGCATATGTAGGTGATGTTTTGTCATTTTATTTAGATAATCAAGTACAAGAAAATTATTTACAATTTGCTAGACAATCAAATAATTTATTTGAATTAGCATATATGTTTGGTTATAAACCAAATGTAACCGGAGTAGCAATTACTAATGTAGATTTTTATCAAAAAGTACCTTCTAAATTATCCGGCTCAACTTATATCCCGGATTTTGATTATACTTTATTAGTCAATGGAAATGCTACTGTAACTACAGAAAATGGAATATCATTTTTAATTAACGATCCTGTAGATTTCTCAGTATCTAGTTCCACAGATCCAACGTCTATTTCAATTTATGAAATATCTAATAACAACCCAACATATTTTTTATTAAAAAAAACACGTAAATCAATTTCATCTACAATTAATACTAAAACATTTTCATTTGGATCTCCTATTAGATTTTCAACAATTGAAATAAATACTCCAAATATAGTAGGAATATTAGATTGTGTTGATACTGAAGGAAATAAGTGGTATGAAGTAGATTATTTAGGACAAGAAATGGTTTTTGATTCTATTAAAAATATAAACGTTAACGATCCTAATTTATCTAAATATACCGATGCTCCATATTTATTAAAATTAAAAAAAATTCAACGTAGATTTGCTTCTCGTTTTAAAAATTCAACTACATTACAAATCCAATTTGGTGCAGGAACAACATCTGACTCAGATGAAACTATAGTTCCAAATTTAGATAATGTTGGTATAGGATTACCATTCGAACAAACAAAACTTACAACAGCATATGCACCATCAAATTTTCTATTCACAGATACCTATGGTATTGCACCTTCAAATACTACATTAACATTTAGATATTTAACAGGAGGAGGAGTAACAGCTAATGTAGCTGCAAATTCATTAACTAAATTAAATGGCTCAGTAAATTTTTTAAATACTAATTTAAATAGTACAACTGCAAATGATATTTTTTCTTCATTAGTAGTTACAAATCCTGAAGCCGCAAGTGGAGGAGGAGATGGAGATACAATAGAAGAAATTAGACAAAATTCCTCAGTTAATTTTGCTAGTCAATTAAGAAATGTAACTCAAGATGATTACTTAGTAAGAGCATTAAGTATGCCTTCTAAATATGGAAATATAGCTAAAGCGTTTACTCAACCTACTAGAGCACAAGATACATCATCTGGAGAATCAGTCGGTGTGTTGGATTTATATGTTTTAACCGTTGATATTGACGGGAAATTAAATAACGCTTCGTTAGCTTTAAAACAAAATTTATCTACTTATCTTTCAATATACAGAATGATAAATGATGCTATTAATATTAAAGATGCCTTTGTAATTAATATTGGAGTTAATTTTGATATAATTATATTACCTAATTTTAATAGTAATGAAGTTTTAACTAAATGTATTACTGCATTACAATCATATTTTGCAATCAATAATTGGCAAATTAACCAACCTATTATATTAAGAGAACTTTATATTCTTTTAGATAAAATAGAAGGTGTTCAAACAGTTAAAACAATCGATGTAAAAAATCTAACAGGAGTAAATTTAGGATATTCGGTTTATGCATATGATGTATCTGGAGCAACTAAAGACAATGTGGTTTACCCATCATTAGACCCTATGATTTTTGAAGTAAAATATCCAGCAACTGATATTCTAGGTAGAGTTGTTAATTTATAACATAAGTAAAATTTAAAAATGGCTATATATAAAATATTCCCAACTCAAGATACAACTTTATACTCTATTTATCCAGAAATGAATACTGGATTAGATGAAATTTTAGAAGCTTCTTTAGAAGTAGGAAATTTAGGAACACCTGCCCCCCAAGCAAGTCGCTTCTTAATTCAATTTGATTCAAATGAAATTACAGATATTATAAGTAATAAAATATCTGGGTCGCAATGGCAATCAAATTTAAAATGTTTAGTGGCTAATGTTACAGCTTTAAATTCAACCACTACTATAGAAACATATGCTGTTTCCCAATCATGGAATATGGGTACAGGTAGATTTGAGTATGTCCCTCAAGTACAAAATGGGGCAAGTTGGTTTTGGAAAGATTATCAAGGTGGAAACACTTGGACTGATGGAACATTTAATATAGATACAACTGGATCTTACTCTTCATCTGTAGACATTGGTGGAGGTACTTGGTATACTACTTACTCAGGTTCTCAAACATTTAATTATTACACAGATAAGGATATAAATATTGACACTACAAATATAGTATCTGAGTGGTATAGTAGTTCAATAGATAATAATGGATTTATTGTCAAACAAAAAGATGAATTTATAGATAATGAAAATCTTCAACCTAAAATGAAGTATTTCTCTATTGATACACATACCATTTATCCACCATGTTTAGAATTTAAATGGGTAGATGCTACTTTTAATACTGGTTCATCCACTTTACCTACAATTAGTGCTCAACCTTTTGTAGTTACTTTAGGAGATAACTCAGGGTATTTTTATCCTGAAAGTATAAATAAATTTAGAGTATACTCAAGACCAGAATACCCAGCAAGAGTATTTGCAACTGCATCTTATTTTACTCAAAATTCCTATTTACCTACAGAATCTTATTATGCAATAAAGGATTTAGATACAGATGAATATGTAATAGATTTTGACACAACATATACTCAACTAAGTATGGACGCTACTAGTAGTAATTTCACATTATACATGAATGGGTTACAACCTGAAAGATATTATAAAGTACTAATTCAAACTACAGTAAACGGTAGTATAGTAGTATTGGATAATGATTATTATTTTAAAATAATTAAAGGATAATGGAAGAACTGAATCTAAATAAAAAAGTATATGCTAAAAATCAATATAAAAAAGTTATTGATACTAATTTTACTCAACTAGCTAAATCACCAACCGCTGAAAATATTCCTGAACCTGCATCGGCCGATACTAAAGTATTTGATTTTTTTCAAAGTTATACTGATTTGTTTTTTGATATACCTAAACTTGGAGATACTAATTCTCATGAATATCTTGCTAAAACAAGTGCCGAATATGTAGGTTCAGCTTTAGTAAATAACGATATTCAAGCATTAATTGAAGAAATAAATCAATTACAACAGCAAAACCTAGACTTAAATCAACAATTAATAGATTTACAACTCCCTAAATAATGGATAAAATAGTTAATGTTCAAAATATAGATCCAAATACATTTCAACTCCAGAACTATTCTGTGAGTGACGAATCTCTTATACGTAATTTTACATCAAATGTTACTTTTAACCCGTCAGAAGATTATTTAGAGTATTTTATTTTAGATCTAAATAAAAATGTTTTATTTAGTAATGTGCTTGGGTATCCTAATTATAGAATTCAAGATACTGTTATAAAAATTAACCCACAAGCTGATTTAGAAATACAAGGTTTTGATGAAGGTCAATATTATACAATATATAACTTTTTAAAAAGAAAATTATTTTCTTCCGCAGAAGAAACATTTTATATTAAAGATATAAGTGGTGACAGAACTGAATTAAGATTAGAAACAGTCAGTATCTCAGATTTAAATGTAATCAATGGTACTAATGACATTATTTCTGAAATAAATAATGAGGTAATTGAATATAAATATTTTTATTTAAATTTTGGAAATAATAAATTAATAATAGCTAATAACATAGCTTTAGACACTGTTACTAGTATTAACCCAACAGTTTTAATTAAGTTATATGAGCCATTACCTAGTGAATTTGATATTCAATCCCAATGTTGGGTTGTAGGACAGACCGCTGAGTCTAAAGCATACAAAATTGAATTAAATACAGTATATAATTTTACTGAACAACCAAACTATATTGGTAGCCCGAATTTCAATTTAGATGTACAAGACCAAATCAATAACTCTACAGTATACACTAATCAAACTACATTAAACCAAAACTCTTCAACTGCAGGATCAGGTAGTTTACTATATCAAATTAACAGTATATTAGCAGATAAAGGAATAGAAATTAATATAGACTATTCTGAATATTCTAATTTTGTACATTTCTCATCAGCACAAACTAGATTAGAAAATTTTTATTATAAATTAGCATTAATTGAAGAATATACAGTTAGTGGTAGTTTTTCAAATCCTTCATCTTCTATTTCTGCTAGTTCGTTTGTAACTGCTAATCAAGTAATATGGGATAACAAGATAAATGATATAATAACTAATTTTGATGGATATGAATATTATTTATATTACACATCCGAAAGTTATGCTTGGCCTAAAACTAATTCTGTATCACCATACCTAAATTATTCTACTACTTCATCAGTAGCAATAAATTGGTTTACTTCACAATCTAATTCTGCTTCATATTTTGATTTAGAAAACAATAACGCTTTATTAAACACTATACCTACATATTTAAGAGAAGATCCAAATAATGATCAATACTTTTTGTTCGTTCAAATGATTGGACAACATTTTGATAATATATGGGTATATTTAAAGGATGTTACTAATAAATTTGATGCTGATAATAGATTAGATTATGGTATTTCAAAAGATATGGTAGCACAAGCTATTAGAGATTTAGGTGTAAAAATATATCAAAACAACTTTTCATCTGATGATTTATATGCTGCATTTTTAGGTATTACACCTGATGGTGGTTATATGTTAAATACAAGTGGTGAATTAATTACAAATTATGTAACTGCTTCTGCTACTAGTTCATTAATACCTCTTAACGATATAAATGCTGAAACATATAAAAGAATTTATCACAATATTCCTTACTTACTTAAGAAAAAAGGTACGATAGAAGGTCTTAGAGCGTTAATTACATTATATGGTATCCCTGATACTATATTACGAATTAATGAATATGGAGGAAAAGACAAAAACAATAGTAATGATTGGGACTATTTTCAAAACCAATTTAATTATGAATTCTACTCTACAGGCTCAGGATATGTTACTTTTGATATAGCAGATAATTATTATTACCATTTATCTTACTATGAAGGAGCTCTTTACAGCCCAATTAGTATAAATCCTGAAGATTCTCTTTCATTCGAAGTAAGATTTAAAACCACAGGAATACCTACAACTTCAAGCTTTAGTCAATCTTTAGCTTATATATCTCCAAGTTCTTCTTTAAACTTAGTTTTAGAATATACTGGTAGTGGATACGCTACAGCATCATATACTGGTTCGATACCAGATCTTTATAATCAATATGCAACTTTAAAATTAATTGACAACGTTACAAATACTTCAGCTAGTGTTTACTTACCTTTCTTCGATGGAGGTTGGTGGTCAGTATTAGTTACTACAAATTCTTCATCTGTTTATACTAATAGTTTATACGCTAAAAATAAAATATATGATGGATATGACGGTTCACAAATAGGATTTCAAGCGTCAGACAGTTTTACAGGTTCACAACATTGGATTACAGTAAGTGGAAGCAACCAATTTTATTTATCTTCCCCCAACAACATAACAATAGCAGGAAAAACATATACTCCATTCTCAGGTTCATTTCAAGAATTAAGAATGTATAATATTGCTATAAGTGAAAGTGTTTTTGATGATTATGTAATGAATCCATATTCAATTGAAGGAAATCAATTAATGGGTTCTCAATCGTCTTTAAATTCATTAATATTTAGAGCTCCATTAGGTAGTGTTTTAGATAATAACTCCTCAACAACTAGAATATCATTACATCCATCTTACACTACATACCCTTCTACAGGATCTTATGCTGCATCTGGGAGTTTATATTATTTAAGTGGTTCATATTCGTTTGCAGCTAATAGAGAAACAATATATTTTGATCAATTTCCTGCAGGTGTAAAAAATGCTATTTCTGATAAAATAAAAATAGTAGACAATATTTTACCTGATGGAGATACTTTATCTTCATTTATATCAATTCAACAAAGTTTTCCTATAAGTGAAAGTTATACAAAAAACAATAGTTACTTAGAAGTAGCCTTTTCTCCACAAAACGAAATAAATGATGATATAATTTCTCAATTGGGATATTTTAATATAGGAGAATATATAGGCGATCCAAGACAACTAATTAATACTAATGCTAATCAATACCCTGATTTTAATAAAATAAGGGATATGTATTTTTCTAAGTATCAAGGAAGATATGATTTAAAAGATTATGTACGATTAATTAAGTATTTTGACAATTCATTATTTAAACTAATTAAAGATTTCATACCGGCTAGAACAAATTTAGCATCAGGTGTTGTCATTAAACAACATTTACTAGAAAGAAATAGATACTCACCCGCTCAAACATCTTATGAATTTCATAATGAATTTTCAGCATCAGTAAAATCTTTCCCATACGATTATGAAGAAAATAAACTTTATAAAGTTGAAGGAGATTCAGGCGGAGTATTTCCAACATTAGGAGAATCTAACTCTAGTAGTTTTTCGTATCCTGGAGCTATAAATATTACACAAAGTTGGATATCTGAATTTGATGGTCCAAAAGGTCTTTCATATATTAGCCACAGTTATAAAGATGAGTTTTATACTGGAGAATTTAAAGGAACAGAAATACCTATAGCACTTAAAAATTTATCAATAGGGGCCACATTATTTAATAATGTAAAATTATTTAAATATACTCCTGTTTTATATAAAATTAATGTTATATCTAGTACTAATTTTTACAATCCAAATACCGCTCCTGACCCGGGTGAGATATTAATATTCATAGATCAAATAACTTACTAAAAAATGGCGATTGGTTACTACATAGCATCTGTTAAAATTTCTAAACAAGACGTTACTGGAGACGATATTTCATCAAATATATCTAAACTATTAAGATTTACTCTTAATTACTCAGATATTGCTCCTATAACTTTTGAAGTTCTTTCTAAAGTAGAATACTCTACATATTTTCAATTTCAAATTAAATTTCAAGGATATGGAGGTGTTAACACATTAGCTTATAGTGCAGATAATTACATGCGTGATTATAGAGTACAATCATCAAGAAATACTTCTCAAACAGGTAGTATTTTAATATATGATGGAGTTTCATCACTTAACTCATTAGGATACTTTAATCCATCAAGTGGAGAATATACATTAGGATACACTCCTAACACAATAATATATATTACTGCATCGGCCGCTGTTAAATCAAATGTTGGAGCATCAGATGCTCAATTAATTTTTGCTAAACAATTATCAATAGGAAATTACCAAACAATATTAAGTACTTCTCCTACAGCTGTTACATCAACACCACCAACAAGTTTTTCACTCCAAGGACTATTTTATCCTGTAAAAGGAGAAACATACGTTACTTATATAGCTAGTAGTACAACTTCTGATTTTACATCTTCACAAGCTAATTTTTATATAAACCAAAATCAACCTCCAACATTTGGAGTTAGTGGATCAGGAAACGATACAATATTATATATTGCTGAAGAAAACAATGAAAATCCATTATATGGAAATGCATCTGATGTAATAGAAAATCCTCACTACTCTAAAGTAGACTACGTAGAATATGTTTTACCTGAAAGGGATTTTGAATTAATACTGTCAGGATCAGGAACTAAATCTAATGTTAAACAATATAATTATGAATTATTAAGATCTATATATCCTAGATATGTAGGTAGTAGAACTATTAGTCCTGGTTTTAATTTAAATACTTATCCTGTAAATACTGTACCCGGGGAGACATATGGTGGGGGTTTAGGTTTAAAACCAAATGTTGAAAGAACTACTCCGTATTTTTTATATTTTAATAAAATAATTAATACTGCTCCTATTTTAAAAAATAAAACAACTTTAGAATTAAAATATTTAATTGATGAAAATGGTGAAGCATATAATTTAAATACTCAAGTCCCTACTTATCAAAATTTAATAGGTTCGTTTGAAGTGGGTAAAAAAGCATATGCTAGTTTTCTTAACAACGAAAATACTATATATAACAATACTCAATCTATATTATTATCTGGACAATTTTATCAACCTATATTATCTAGTCTATCATCATCTGCCCCACTACAGTGGTCAAATTATATAGATTTTATAAATTTTGATGGAAGTTCAGGATCTAATATTCCTAATTATAATAGTACTATTAATCAAAACACAGTTTCTTTAAATTTTGCAACATCCCCAGCTAATTATGAATTAGGTTTATTAGGATCAATGGGGCCATTTACTGGATTTAAAACAGAAGGGGATTACTATAATTCATCCAATGTTGTGGTAACTCCAGGAACTGGAGCTACACCATCATATTTTAAATTTAATGGCCAAACACCAGCTAGTGCCGTTACTATAACATATAGTGCTCTAGTTTTTAATGGTACAACAAACCCAGGATCATTTACTTTTTACATTGAAATTATAAAAAGTGGGTCAGTTGGTGGACCTATACCTATCAAATCAACATATTTTTCATACCCCCCTATTGGTTCAGGTCAATCTCTATCAATATCACATACTTTTACACCCGATATTAATGATAGCATATATATTTTATTTAAAAAAAATAGTGCTGCTACATACTATGGCCCCAATGATATATATCAAGGACAATTTCAAATTAATACCTCTGGGATAGCTATAGCCCCTGCAACTGCCTCATTTTGGTCAGTAGATTCTTTCAATAGAAGTGTAATAACTAGTTCAGCTCAAATAGCAGAAGCATATGATAGTTTTCTTCAACAACCTATTCCTAATTCAGGATTTATAAATTCTAATAAAATATTTACTATTTTACCAGAAGATGAATTTAGATTTGAATATCAAGAATCACAAAATAATGTATATAAAGTAGTATCAGTTGAACCAACAAGTAGTGCTTCTAATATACCAACAATTAAAGTAACTTTAGACCATGAGGTACCAAATACAATAATTACATTAAACCCAAGTCATTTTACAATACGAAGAAAATCAATAGATGTTGGAAATGGAGTTACATTAGATGCACCATTCACTACAAATGTAAGTGGGGGCTTTTTATTCCCAGAATTCCCAACAGATAAAATAAAAGAAAACTTACCAACCATAATTGCCAGTCTTCAACAAAAAGGCTTAATTTAATAATATTTATAAATAAAATACAATAAAAAATGGGATACTTAAACAATTCAACTATAACAGTAGATGCGATTCTAACAAAAAAGGGCCGTGAGCTTTTAGCTAAAGGCGACGGCACATTCAAAATTACTCAATTCTCACTAGCTGATGATGAAATAGATTATACATTATATAATCCAAATCACCCGTCCGGTTCAGCTTACTATGGTCAAGCTATAGAAAATATGCCATTGTTAGAAGCATTTCCTGACGAAACCCAAATTATGAAATATAAATTGGTAACTTTACCTAGAGGTACATCTAAAATGCCTATCCTAGATTTAGGTTATGCTTCAGTAGTAATAAAACAAGGTGCTGTATTAGCTATTACTCCTCAAACTTTAAATTATTTAGGTGGAAACCAAACATTTGAATCATCGGGTTACACAGCTACTATTTCAGATGTTCGATTATTTAGTTCATTTACGGGTGTAGGTATTCAAACCCCAGCTGCTCAAAATCTAAATTCTACAGTTACTATAGGAACTAATGTATCTAAAACAGTTGTTGGTACTACTATAAACTTAACGGCAACTACTGTTAATACATTATTTGGAACTGCAACAGAATTATATGCTTCATTAACTATAATAGGTAGAGATAGTGGTGCAAGATTAACAATCCCAGTAACAGTTAAAAAAACTCAATAATAAAATAAAATATGTCATTTACTAGATTAGATCCTCAGGATTTCTTAATATCAGCTGAATCAATAACCTCAGCTTTATGGTCAGGTTATAACCCAACATTAACTGAATTTTACACAGATACTACTCAAATTGCTAGCAGTGGTGAATATTATGTAAGTGTTTACCAAACATCATCAGCTAATATTGATGCTGAAGTTCAATTTGATATAACTTATGGTGATATTTTAGGTAGCGGTAGTCAATTATATGATTCAAGTGTTCCTGAACTTTCTCCAACTAGAACCATTTATGGTCAATATAGAACATTAGTTTTAGGTAGTGAATTAGAATCATTTACTTTTGGAAATTATACCTCTCCTAATTTTTATGTTATATCAATAGAAAGAAATAGATACAAAGAATCTTTATTTCCAGGATCATTAACATTAGTACTAACCTCAGGAAGTAATTCTCTAACATTAACTGACGATTCTAGATATACAACATCTAATGTATTTAAAGATGCAGGACGTATTTACAATTTAATTAGTGGATCAGCAGGAACTATTAATACATCAAAAAATACTAATGGTTGGTCTGTAGGATCAGGTTCATATGGATGGTTCTTACCAGATATATCAACTTTAATTTTAAATCCCGCAGCTATAGGTTCTACACCAGCTAATGGAGGAATTTCATTTATAACATCTAGAACTAATAATTCAGATGGATTAAATCCAATAAGACTATTTAATTCAATAGTAACTGGATCTCAATTTACTTTAAATTCACAAGAAACCTTAACCTCAGATTTCGTATTTGTTAGAGCTAGAAACGCAGAATATAATTACTCTGAAAACCCAAGCTTTATTTCGGGTAGTAATGGTGTTGTAATATATAATGATTTTATAAATAATCCCCAAACATTCCCTACTACTATAGGTTTATATAACGACACCAATGAATTATTGGCCGTTGCTAAATTATCAAGACCTTTAAAGAAAGATTTTACAAAAGAAATGCTAGTTAGAGTTAAATTAGATTTCTAATGAATGACAGCATTTAAGCAATTTTTAGCTCAAGATATATTAGTTACTCCATTTCCTGTAAATAAAAATTTTAGATTTACTGGGGAGGGAGAATTAACATCTACTGACGTAGCAATAGATAGATTTATAGGTAAAAACATTAGTGGGCTTTTTAGTCCTATTACTGATCCAACTACTGGGCAATTTAATACCGGTTCATATCAAAGATTAGTATATAATTCTGTTAAAGAACTATACTATACTAATTTTCTTTCTTCAAGTAAAGGAGATGAAGCTACATTAACTATAACAGAAAATGGAGTTCAAATTCAAGCCAACAATCAACAACCAAGTTACGAAAATTATTTACAGTCTACTTTAGTACCATACAGATACTTTCCTACAGGTTCAGGAGATGAAATAGGTGTTATATCTATTCCTATGCCTTTATTTGGAGAACAAATAAGAGCAAAAAGCTTTATATTAAATTCTCCAAGTGGTAGTTTAGCAGATGATGGTGAGGGAAATGTGTATTACTTTACTTCTCCTTATGTAGATATAGATTATGTAAATTCAAACTATTTTGCTACCAATTTAGGAATAGTAGGTAATATAATTTATGCTCACGGAATAGTAGCTCTTACTACGTCACAACTTTCAAATGTTGGAACAACTTCGTCAATAGATATTTACAATACATTTATTTCATCATCAATTATTACTATGTCTTTTGCTAGTACATTTACTATATATGAGACTCAATATAAATGTAATATAAGAGAAAGTGAATTTACTTTTAGTTTAAATCCTTCTCTATTATCAGGTAGTACCAATGAGGTAGTATATGATTTTGCTACTGGCTCTGCTTTTTCACCATATATAACAACTATTGGTTTATATAACAGTAATCAAGATTTACTAGCTGTAGGTAAATTATCACAACCATTACCTTCATCTCCTACCACAGATATGAATATATTAATAAATTTAGATAGATAAAATGAAAAAATCAGAATTAAAACAAATCATTAAAGAAGAAATTACTAAAATATTAAATGAAGAAATTACCCTTCCAGACTTAATAGATGATGAATTTATAGAAAAAAATATAACATCTAACGGACATTTAATGAAAAGTATAATAATTGAATTGAAGGAAGAAAAATGGTATAAATATAGTGCATTAAGTTATCTTGATCTTTTTTGGGAATCTTTAAAATACTCTTCTAACCCAGAAAAAAATAAAGAAATTATATTTGAGCAAGATATTTTACCAAACTCTGAAAAATCCAAAATTAGTAAATACATTAAATCATTTCTAGAAAAACAAGGAATACAAGTAGTAAATGTGTATTTAGGAGAAGTATAAAAATTAAAATAATATGTGGTTATATCAAAATAAAGTTATAGAAAAAATTGAAGATTTCCCTGAAAATACATTCGGTTTCATATATAAAATAAAAAATATAGAAACAGGTAAATTTTATATTGGTAAAAAACAGTTAATGTCTACTACTAATGTTAAAATGGGTAAAAAAGAACTTGCTGAACAACCAATTCAACGCGGTAGAAAAGCAACTAAAAAACAAGTAATCAAAGAATCTAACTGGGTAGAATATTGGGGTAGTAATAAATTCTTACTAGACGATATAAAGCAACTAGGAAAAGATAAATTTATAAGAGAAATCTTAATTATATGTCCTACTAAAAAAATACACACCTACTATGAACTAGCAACTCAATGTATATATGATGTATTACGTGCTAACAGCTATAATGACAATATAGAAGGACGTTACTTTAGAAAAGATTTTGAATAAACACATATTTATAATATATAAATAACAATGGCAAAAACTCTCTCCCAAATAGGTGTAGAAACTAATTATCTAGTAAGAGCATGGCACGTGTCTCAAAGTATAGATGCTTTAACAGGAGCAGATGACTATGACATAACTGTATCTGGATCGTTAACAGTAACTGGTTCTGTATATGTTAATGGGCTTTCAACAACACCTACTACTAATGTATTAACATACGATCCAACAACTGGAGAAGTAAAACATTCCGCATCTATTGATATAAATGTAGGCAATGCTTTAACAGCATCTTATGTAGATTTAGTAGCGGGAGATAATATTATAATTAATCAAGTAGGCACGTCATTCGAAATAAGTGGATCAGCAAATTTTATTCCTGTATCCGTATTCAACGCTTTTACTGGCTCATATAACACTGGTTCATTCACTGGTTCATTTACTGGTTCATTATTAGGAACAGCTTCATATGTTAATTTAGCAGCAGGACCTGGCATTACTATTAATCAAGCAGGTATTACATTTGAAATAAGTGGTTCTGGAACAGCTAACACATCTAGTTTATTAATTACAGCATCTGCTGTATCTACAGGAATAGAATTTACAAAAGGAGATGCCTCAACATTTATAATTAATTTACCTCAAAATTTAACAAATATATATACGGATTGGGATTCTCCACAATATTATACTATCCCTGGAGGAAATTATAGAGTAATAGTTAGTGGATCAACTTCACCATCAACTGATAAAATTTTATTTTTACCTACTGAATCATATAGTGTTGGTGATATAATTGAAATAACAGGTAATGGTGATTTAGCACCTTATAATTTATATCTTTCCCAATCATTAGCAGAACAACAAATTATAGATTCATATTACTCTACTACCCCAGGAATAACAGGATATGTACAATTTTTTCATAGAGATACTATTAGATTAACTTGTGTTAATTCAAGTAGTATAGATGGAATAACATGGATAGTATCTAATTATTATGGATTTAGTTCTTCTTATTCTTAATAAATGGCTTTAACATTATCAAATGCAGGAATATCCTCAGGTAGTTTAATAGAGGCAGCTCATGTTTCTCAAAGTATAGATGCATTAACAGGTGTTGAAGCTTATGACATAACTATATCTGGTTCATTAACAACAACCGGATCTGTGTATTTTAATGGACTAGGAACATCTTCTGCTACTAATATTTTAACTTACAATCCATCTACTAAAAAAATATTTAATACTTCATCTTTTAATTGGATACCTGGAACAGCCTTAACAGCATCATATGTAAATTTAGTAGCGGGCCCCAATATTAATATTAATCAAGTAGGTACAGCATTTGGAATAAGTGCTTCTTTAACAAGTAGTTATGCTCCGTTTAATAACTTTACTGGCTCATATAATACTGGTTCATTTACTGGTTCATTTACAGGTTCATTATTAGGAACTGCATCTTATATTAATTTAGTAGCAGGTCCAAATATTGAAATAAATCATACAAATAATGTTTTTGAAATAACTCAATCAATAAATATAAATAATTTAAATGGAGTTTTAATAACTGCCTCTTTAGATACAGGAAGTATTAAATTTACTAAATACGATAATTCAACATTTAATGTTCCTATTCCATATCCTCCATATCAAGGATATTTATACGATAATATTCCTATTGGTAACGCTCCATTTAATCCACTCCAACTCTCAGGAGGACACGTTAAAGTAGCAACTATAGCTCAATTAGTAACTCCATCACTCCCGGAAACAGTTGTTTTTTATTTACCAACTTCTTCTATTAATATAGGAGATACTATAGAAATATTTGTTCATTTTTCTCCAAATATTATACCATAATATGACATACGTTCCAACACCACTCCCACCCCCAACAGAATTATATACCCCAGGTATATATATTCTCCAACATGATAATCAACAGATTATTGGAAGTGGATTAACACCTTTTGAATTTAGAACAGGAACATATGAAATAGATTTATATCCGGAAGTGGTAGGATCAATAGATAGTGGTATGGTTACAACCGCATCAAATAACATAGATAATTTAATAAATACTTATTATGGTGGTATATTATTTAGTACTCTTTGTTTTTGTACATTAGATAATCCTACAGGTAATCTTTTTCCTTTAGGAATGACTCCATATTCCATATATCAATTTGATAACGGAGGAGATGATTGGAATACTGGTGATCCTTTCCCTCAACTTAATGATTGGACACTTATTGCCTCATTATCTACTGTAGGAGCAGGAACATGGTTTACATGTCTTAATCCTATTATAGCTATACCTCACAAACTTATTTTTGATGGGATTCAATTAGTCAATCCTCCAATTTCAGCTTCATTATCTGGTTCATATGGTTTTGTCCAAATTACTGCTTCTAATGGAACATATGGTAAAATAACTTTAACATGTGTAGAAACATCTTCCACAGATCCAGTGGGTGGAAAATGGATTATTAGTAACACAGCAACATTAACAAAGTTATACTAGTAAAACTAGGCTTCCCAAAAATTCTTACTTATATTTAATTTATTATGGATACTACAGCTTTAGTATATTTGATAGATTCTGTCTTAGGTAAAGGTAAATCAACCTCTAAAGGCAACAGAGCATACACTTGCCCTGAATGCAAACACCATAAACCAAAACTTGAAATTAATTTGAATGAAAGTTCATCTCATTTTCAATCATATAATTGTTGGGCTTGTAGTTTTAAAGGTAAAAAACTAACTACATTATTTAAAAAAATAGAAGCAGATCAAGATAAAGTAGATCAACTACGATTTTTAGTTAAATCAACATCTAAAGAGTATAATGAAATAGTTGTAAGTAAAAAAATTGCACTACCTAAAGAATTTATATCCTTACTAAACCCACCAAATAGTTTAACTGCAAAACATGCATTACATTATTTAAAAACACGAAATACTACAAGAGAAGATATTATTAAATATAATATAGGTTATTGTGAATTTGGTATATATTCTAACATGATTATCATACCATCATATGATGATAAAGGAAACCTTAACTACTTCATCTCCAGAAATTTTAATAAAAACTCATCAATTAAATATAAAAACCCAGATGTATCAAGAGATATAATTGGGTTAGAACTTTTTATAAATTGGAATGCACCTATTACTTTATGTGAGGGTATGTTTGATGCTATGGCTATTAAAAGAAATGTTGTTCCATTATTAGGAAAAACAATTCAAAATAGTTTAATGAAAAAAATTATTAATTCAACAGTACAAAAAATATATATTGCATTAGATAAAGATGCTATGAAACAAGCTTTAAATTTTTGTGAAGCTTTAATAAATGAAGGTAAAGAGGTTTACTTGGTAGATTTAGACGATAAAGACCCTAGCGATATGGGGTTCGTAAAATTTACTAACCTAATACAAAACACTTTACCTTTAACATTCTCAAACTTACTTGAGAAAAAACTACAAATAATATGATAGAAAAAAATGTAAATGTCTTTAAGAAAAGCGTTAAACGCCTAGTAGAAGTAGACACTGAATCAAAACGAGTAAACATCTTAGACAATAGATACTACACCAGAAATGGTAAATACTATCCATCTGTAACAAGTATACTACAGTATATGCCTAAAGGTAAATTTTTTGAAAATTGGTTAAAAGATGTAGGACATAACGCTGACATCATATCTAGAAAAGCAGCAGATGAAGGTACACAAGTACATGATGCTATTGAAAGATATCTTCAAGGTGAAAAAATTACATTAATCAATGAAGAAGGTTTTTCAAAATATTCATTAGATGTTTGGAAAATGATTTTAAAATTCCACGAATTTTGGGTAACATATAAGCCAATATTAATTGAAAGCGAAATACATTTATTTTCTGAAGTATATACATTTGCTGGAACGTGTGACTTAGTATTAGAGATAAAAGGCGAAAAATGGCTACTAGACATTAAAACATCAAATTCATTACATGCTAGTCAAGATTTCCAATTATCAGCGTATGCTCAGGCATGGAATGAGTTATATGCTGAAAAAATTGATCGCATTGGTATATTATGGATGAAATCATCAAAACGTGGTGAAGATAAAAAAGGCGAAAAAATTCAAGGTAAAGGATGGGAAGTACATGAACCTGAAAAATCAATTGAGGAAAATTTAAAAATATTTGAACACATACATGAGTTGTATAAATTGGAGCACCCCAACCCAACTCCGAAGAGTAATGATTTTCCCACTGAAATCCAAATTGAACCAATATCTTAATATATTTATGACAAATACTGAGAATGATATCTTTAATTAAGATTTTAAATGAAATAATCAATGAGGGAGGTAATGTCTTTGGCACTACCTCCTCCATTAAGAAAGAATATATACAACCAACACTAGCCAAATTTGTAGCTGAACTTAAACGTATTTACCCAAAAGTAGATTTTAAATTTAGTACATTAGGATCTGTTGGTAAAAAAGATGAGTCAGGGGATATTGACTTAGGTATGAGTGTTGATCAATTTATGACTAAAGATGGTACACCATTATTAGATAGTTGGGATATTGATAAAGCGGAATTTGATGCTTTATATGAAAAAATAAGAAAACGTACAAGATCAGCTACTGAAACTCAAAGTAAATTAAGAGCTATGTTAGAATTAATAGCTATAGGTATTGAAAAAAAGTCACAGTTTATAGATACTGACATTAAAGCAGCAGGTGGTGGTTCAATATTTTGTATGTTCCCTCAATTTGATAAAGAGAGTAAAGAACTACCTGAAAAATCAGTACAAATAGATATTAATGTAGGTAATTTAGATTGGCTAACTTTTAGTTACTATTCAAATACATATAAAGACAATGTTAAAGGTTTACATAGAACACAATTAATGTTAGCTATGTTTCAAGCCTTAGATATGATGTTTAAACATAGTACAGGTGTTACTTCGAAAGCAACAGGAGAAACTTTAGCAACAAATCCTCAAGAAGCAATAAATGTATTAAATAAAGGATACAATCTTAATTTATCTCAAGATATATTAAATGACTATTTTGAATTAATGAATGCTTTAAAGAAAAATTTACCTAAAGAAAAATTAAATCAAATACTAGATACATACTTAAAAATATTAGATTCAACAAGAGCAGATATCCCATTTGATATACATGATTATTGGATTGCAAATCAAGATCGTTTAGGACTCAAAGGTAAATTCTTACCAGATGATTCTAAATTAACTAAATACAAAAAAGCATAATGTCAGGTTCAATAGGAGCAAATCGAATCCCAAGAGCAGCAGTTGAAACTACTCTTAAATCATATATTGAAAAAGTATTAAGAAAATTCCCTGGTTTTAAATCAGCAAAAATATCTGGTTCATATAACACTTCAGTAAAACCAGATCATGGAGATATTGATTTAGTTATTCATATTGAAGGTGATGAACAAGATAGAAAAAAACTTAAACAAAATTTTGCATCATATATATCTTCACTCTCTGATGACATAACTGTCCCATTCAAATCAGGTCGTCATGTAGGTAAAAAAGCAGCAGGTACTGGAGATATAGTAATAGTACAATTCCCAATTGAAGGATACCCAGATTTAAATGTTCAAATTGATAACATGATTGTTGCATCTGAACAAGAAAGTGACTACAGAAAAAGTTTCTTAGATTTACCGGCTGAAAAGCAAGGTTTACTAGTTGGTTTAGCTAAAGCTATATTGTTAGAAGAAAACCCAACAGAATTATTTAAACGTTTAGGAATCACTGATGTTCCAAAATTAGAAAAAAATCAAGAATTTGAATTTAATTTATCAAATAAAGGTTTAACATTACGTTTAGTTACATTAGGAGACAATTTTAAAGAACTAGGTAGAAATGAAATTTGGACATCGTTCGATTGGAGTAATATATTAAAATTGTTTCAAAACTATAAATTAGATGGGACTTGGGAAGATTTATTAAACGATATCAATTCTAAATTAAAAAATCCTCGCTCAAGAAATCGTGTAAAAGGAGTATTTAATTCATTAGTTGTAATAAATGCTGGAGAAGCAGGTACACCTAAAGGTGATAATAAATTAGCAGCTAAAGCCAAAGTAGATAGTATGTTGGAAAATATGTTATTTAAAGGTCTAGTTAAAGAACTAATTTCAGATCTACTATTTGAAGAAATTACTAGAGAATCGATTGCATTGTACCCAGGTAAATTTAAACCACCTCATAAAGGCCATTTTGAAGTAGCTAAAAAGTTACTTGAAAAAGTAGATAAAGTAGAAATAATAATTTCAGGTAGAGAAGTTGAAGGTATAACTGCTGAACAAAGTAAAGAAATTTGGGAATTATATAATACATTATTAGGTGGAAAACTTGATGTTAAAATTATCAACGAATCACCAGTGAAATATGTTTTAGATACTATCGAAGCAAATCTAAACAATCATTATGTAGCAGTATATGGTAAAGGAGAAGAAAGCAGATACAGAAATGTAGGTAAAGATCCTCGTTATATGAATGCCGAAGTATTTGATGGAGGAACTACTACGTCAGGTGGTGAAAATATTAATGCTACTGACTTCAGAAATGCTTTAAAATCAGGTGAAGATATTTCTAAATTTCTTCCTGATGGTATAGACGAAAAAGAAGTATCTAATGTTTTAGGAATGGATAGTGTAAATGAAATGTCTCAATCATCACTTCAATCAGTAGAAGATTTTGCAGATAAAGAACTAGACCCATTAGACATAGAATTTTCTTCACATTTTTTTGATAGATTAAATGATCCTAGAAATCTTACACCCATTACGTCAGATGAACTTATAGAATTTTTTAAACGTTTATCATATAAAAAAGGTCAATTAATTAGTTTTCTTAAAAAGTATAAAGAAATAGTAGCAACGGATAATAAAACAAACATCAATATTCCTTTAATTCAACAAGCAAATTCTGTTATTGCTAAAACAATAATGCGCAAAAAAAATTTTCAATCATCTAATCCTAAAGTTCAATTTAATGAACAGTGTGGATGTGATAGTCCGTTACCAACAACACTAAAAGACGCAATGTTATCATTAACTACTTACATGATAGAAAATGATATGAATATATTACCATTACCGTCATTAAAACTAATAGACAACGATTCTAACAACGCTGATAATATATTTGGTAAAACAGCATATTACAACCCAAATGAGTGTTCAATAACGTTGTTTACATTAAATAGACATCCAAAAGATATATTACGTTCATATTCTCATGAAATGATTCATAGAATTCAAGATAATGAAGGTAGATTAAAAAATATTAATACTACTAACACTAATGAAGATGATGAACTACTTGAATTAGAAAAAGAGGCTTACTTAAAAGGAAATATTACCTTTAGAAACTGGGAAGATAGTTTAAAAAATCCTAAACCTGTAAATGAAATATACTTTTTAGACTCAGAAAAATACAATCGCCCAAGAACAATACATGAAAATCTTTGGCATACTTTAAATGAAATTACTTTAACATCAGATAATGCCGTTGAGACATATGGTAATTTAGATAAAGGTAGATTTCAAGTAGGAAATACAACATATATATATGACATTAAACAAGTATCAAATCCATACAATGATGGAGGAAGATTTTTTAATATAATGTTTCACCCTGAAGAAAATGTAACTTCTACTCCCCAAGAAGGAAAAGAAAATTACATTAAAATATTATCTACAATGTATAAAGTTATATTAGATTTTGCTGAAGAAGCAGAACCAGAATATATAGGAATATCGTCAATGGATAATACCCCATACAAAAATTATCATATGGTATATGCAAATTTAACTGATAATAAATTTAATAGAATACCAGGATATTTTAGAAAAGATGTAAATTTAGAATTTGATACTCCTCAAGGTAAAGGTAGATTTGTAGTATTAAAGAGAACAGATGTATAAATTAACAGACATATATAGACAAATTAAAGAGGAGGAACAAACATCTCAATATAAAATATATTGTGATATGGATGGTGTATTGTGTGACTTTGATAGACAATTTAAACAATATTCTAAAATGGACCCAAAAACATTTGAATCTAAATTAGGCACAGATAAGTTTTGGGAATTAATAGATGGAATAGGATATATATTTTGGTCTAAAATGCCTTGGATGCAAGATGGTAAAAATTTATGGACATATATTAGTAAATACAAACCTACTTTACTATCAGCTCCATCTGAAAAAGCATCTTCACGTTATGGAAAACGTTTATGGGTAAATGAAAATACACCTGGCACTAAATTAGTTTTAGCTAAAAGAGAAAATAAACAAGAATACTCAGGTAAAAATAGAATACTTATTGATGATCGTCCAGATACCATTAATGAATGGAATTCTAGAGGAGGAGTTGGTATATTATTTACATCAACAGAACAAACAATTAATGATTTAAAAAAATTGGGCTTATGAAATACAAATACAGATTAGTAGAACAAGAAATGGATGGAGATAATGCAATGCAAAAAGCTTCATATGATTTAGTTCTTACCCCAACAGTATTATCAGTTGAAGAAGTAGTTAAAGCATTAGAAAATATTGACAACTATGGAGCATATGTTTCAAATCTAAGAAATGCTACTAAAGATGTAAATAAAGCTGTAGAAACACATTTTGGACCTAATCAACCATTTGCTAAGAAAAAATTAGAAAAGGAAAGAGGAAAACCATTCCCTCCTAAAACAAAACAAGCAATAGATGATTTTATTAAAACTTTGACATCCAAACCTAATTTATTAAATTGGGTTGTTAAAGATGGAGAACTATTGTTTCCGTCAAGTAAAAATCCAACCAAAAAAGTAACGCAAAATATTATTGATACTGTAATGAATAATGCAGGGATTGATTATACTACTTCGGATAGAGAAACAGTTGATGAAAATTCATTACGTGAAACCATTAAAGAAATTATCCGTAAAATACAAAAATAAGTTATGTCAGAAAACGTTTTAAAAAAAGACTTTAAACAAGCAGACGTTCAACGCCTTCGTAACCTAATGACAGGTAAACATGGTGAAAAAACATCAACCGGTATAGGTTATACAAAGCAACAAGAATTCCATGTCGAAGGAGATATATGGGAATCAGATGGTAGACAATGGACTATCAAAAACGGCATCAAACAAAATCTTACTAAATTAGATAAAGCAAAAAAGGAGGTAACTCTCCCACTATTTTGTCCTTGTTGTTCTAATTTAATGAAAAACAAAAACGATAAATTATTCTATATCCAGTATAAAAGATGTTTTAACTGTCAAATTGATTTTGAAACAGAATTGCGTATATTAGGGTTATGGGAAGAATACGAAAAAAATATTATCAATTCAGATTTAGACCATGTAATTAAAGATTACAGTGTTTGGATGGATGAGGTTATAAATGGTTCAAATGAAAGTTTTATTACAGAAGCTGGAGATATAGAAAAATGGGTTGGTTCAACTAAAAAAAAGTTATTAGAAAATAAGGAGGAAACAATCAAATATTTAAAAACTTTAAAAAAATAAAGCGGAACTTGAAACTTATGGATACAATTACATTAACTATCTTAACAGCATTTATAACAGCCGTATTAGGCCCAGTAATAGTAGAATGGATAAAATCAAAATTTTTTAATAGAAAAACAGATATACTAGGAGAGTCTATCTACAATGATGAAAAAATAGATCATCAACTTGAACTTATTATGAAAGAATTAAATTGCGATAGAATATGTATAGCGCAGTTTCATAATGGAGGACATTTTTATCCAACAGGTAAATCAATTAAAAAGTTTAGTATATTTTATGAACAAACTACTGACAAAGCTACATCAATAAAAGAAACATTCCAAAATATCCCCGTATCTTTATTTCCAAAGGTGTTTTCGTATCTATATAAAGATGGTGAATTGAATATTCCTAGTTGTAAATACAATGATGTAGATTGTGGATTGTTTCAAGTTAATGGAAAAGATTATAAAACTAAATCTATATACATGCTAGCAATATATGATTTAGATGATAATTTTGTAGGTTCATTAACTATATCATATTATGGTGAAGAACATAATCTTTCATTAGATGAATGGATATTGTTAAGACAAAAAGTAGGTGCAATAGGCACAATATTAACTGATTACTTGCATAAATAATAAAACACACAATATTTATAATAAAATATAACAATGAGCAAACAATTTGAACATATGCAGAAATTGGCTTTTGGTAAAGTACTTATCAAAGAGTCAATGGAGAATAAAAAATATACTAGAGAAGCTTTAAAAGCACAAATCCGTGAAGTAATTTTAGATGAAGCTAAAAAGAAAAAAGGCGAAAAAGAAGACGTAGCTCCACAAGAGGACGTAGATATCGATCTTAACATGGGTGATGAACAATTACCAGCTGAACCAGCAGGTGAAGAACCACCAATGGACGCAGTAGCTCCAGAAGCTAATACGGGTGGAGATATTGATCCAACAGTAAAATCTATACAGGATTCATTGCAAAAAGCGTTTGCTCAAGCTAAAACATTAGGTGACGAGAAATTAATGAATCAAATAGGTAATACTATTACAATGCTTGTACGCACTCAAGTATTAGGTCAACAAAATGTAAATGAAAATGAAGATTTTAATCCATTCATGGATTGGAAAGATGATCAAATTTATGATTCATTAATAAACATAGATCAAGAACAATTGGTTTCACAGATGATGAATGCTGTAGAAGAAAATCCATCTATTACTTTATTTGAATTTTGTAAAAAGTTCGAAGATTAATATAAAAATAATAAATTAACAGTTATAAACCAATAAAAACAAAAACAAAATGAGTACTCAAGAACTATTTGAACAAATTAGTGGGTTGTATGAAACAGCAAAAACTAATCACGAAGAAACAACAAAAGCAGCAAAAGGAAGAGCTAGAAAAGCATTAAGCGAATTAAAAAAAGTTATCGCTTCTTATAATAAAGCATCTGTTGCTGAAGCAAAAGTAAAATAAAATGGCAAACCTTACTCCAAGAGAGTTAACATTCATGGATCAGCTCTATAATCAGTATAAACAAAATAAAAAAAAGTTTATAGAAGATTATGGAGCAGATGCTGAACGTGTTATGAGAGGAAGAGCAATTTCATTAGCAAAGAAAATGGCAGAAAAAGACGATAAACAACGAATTAAAGAAATGATCAAATCTGCCCTTGCTAAAGGACCAGTTGAAGAAATCGACTCTGCATCATTCGTACAAAACCAAAAACCGGCATCTAATATATCTATTATAGATAAAGAAGAAAATCCTGAAGACGTAATCATGGTGGATGTTCCACTATTAATTCGTCTATTAGAATACGCTAGAGAAGATGCTGAAACAGATATGGATTTACATGTTGTAGCTGATAATTTAATTGAGTTATGCAAAGAAGGTAGAACATTAAACATGGATGACTATGAATCAATAGTTGCCTCAGACGAAGCTAAAAATGACTAAAGACGATTTAAGAACTAGGATTAAAAACGTAGTTAAGAATATATATTCAAAAACAGATAAATCTACAACTAAAGTAGATTTAGATTCTGCTTCTCCAATATCGTTAGACACAGCTCGTTTTCCTGTATTAGTAAAATTTCCTACATTACTTGATACTATTGTTAAATTATTAACAGATCAATACGATTTGTTTTTAAAAGATATTGAGTGGGTAGCACCACGTCCTACTACTTTTCGTATTATATTAGCAAATGATCAGGTATTTTACTTAATATATACTGATAGAACATGGATTGGTAAGGTGGAAGGTAAAAAATATTATTTATTAAATATAAGTGAAGAACAAAATTGTGTTGAATCTATAGCTAGAATATTAGCATATGGAGTTAAAATTGAAAAACCAGCTGAAGGAACTACTCCAACGGAAATGCCTGCCTCTGAAACTCCATCTCCTGAAGAACCAGTAGCACCTGAAACACCAACTGAAGAAGTACCACCTCAAGCATAATAAAAAATGGCAAATGAATTAAAAACATATGGTGATTTAAAAGCTGCTATTAAATCTATTTCTTTAAAACAAAAAGGGGAAAAAATAGCAGGAGTTGGATTAGGTGTCATTATGGGATTCATACCTGGAGCCGAAGCAGCTAAAACAACATATGATTTTATCAAAGCTGCAGTATCTAAACCAGATTCTAAAAAAACAAATACTTGGTTAGATAAATTAGATATAGATGATAATATGTCTAAAATTATAGATGATAGTGTTGAAAATGGATTTATGCAAATTATGTCTAAAACTATAGAAGGAGAATCCGATTCTAAACCTTTAGAACAAGATTTTAATATGAATCAAAAATTAGTTGATTATTTAAAAAATAACTATAAAGGTAGAACATTAACTGGTATAAAAGAAAATAAAATGAAAAAATTACAACTTAGACAACTTATTAAAGAGGAAATTTATAAAATTATGGAAGCTGAAGTTACTTCTATTCCATCACCTGCAATTAAACAAACAGCAGCATCTACTGCTTATCAAAAAACAGCACAAAAAGCAACAACAGTAACTTCAAAAGCCGCCCAAATTAAAAGCATAAACGATTTACCAGGTGTATTTCAGGTTTGGTTTGATTCATTGGGGCTTAAAGGTAAACCCGGTGTTAGTCAATCTGCTATTATATCTAAAATAAAAGATACTTTAACAAAAATGGAAATTAAATAGTGGATACATTAGATTTATTTTTAAAAAAATACTCGTATAAATTTCCAAAAGGATATCCTGACATGAATAATGAGCAGGATATTTTATTAATGGAATCAATATTAAGTGAGTTAGGTATAAATTTAGATGAAGTGAAAAAATCATATAATGAAATTATTAAAAATCTATTAGCGTCAGAAGAAGCTTCTGGAAAATTAGGAATTCATTCAAGACCACAAAGGGTAAAAAATGTGGGTAATATAAGTAATAATGATTTTATAGATATTTTATCAAATGTTTTTGACGTAGATACTAAAGATATTAAAATATTACCCCCAAAAGCTATTGGGAATCCAAGTAGTAGAAATTTTGCATTTCAATTCCAAATTGAAGAACAAGAAATAACAATTGTATTGGGAACTGAATCTCGAGGAACAGCTATTGAAGATTATGAGTTAAGTAATCTAAATAGTGTTATTGAAGAAAATGGAGGAAGCATAAACATTAAAGTTGGAGATACAATATATGAAGATATTACTAAAGTCGAAAAAATACCAGGTAATAAACAAGCAGATTTTGTATTTGTAGGTAAAGATAATTTATATATCCAACATAAAGATCTTAAAGCATCACAACAACTATCCGGAGTAAAAAAATTAGAATCTGACCCAGAAGTTAAAGATTTTGTTCAAGCTGTAAAGGATGCATCTGGTGGAAGCCTTCAGAGCAAAATGAATTTCAAAAGAGAAGTTAAATCTTCAAAACTCCAACTTGAAGGAGCATATGGTATAGGAGATAAATTTGGAATAGATAAAGTTCAATCCATCATGTTTGGAAATATGGAACTTAAACCGTCATCTGATAGTACATATTTTGAACTATCCAGCCCCGTTCAATTTGACTACCCAAAACCACTAACAGGAGATTATACTTTATACATATTTGCTACTTATAGAAGTTATGGAATACATCAACAAGATATTAATAATTGCAGAATTGGTTTCTACCCATTAAAATTCTACTCGTCAGCTAAAAGTATATAATATTTATAACTATGAAACATGCAAATCTTATAAAACGATTAATTAAAGAGGCATTATCAACACCTCCTAAAAAAGAATCATGTAACTGTGGTTGCCATTCATGTGAAAATGTAGGTAACAAAGGTCCTGTACTTAACGAAAGTTTAGACGCTCGTGTAATAATGACTGAAAACATGAAATATCATGTTAAAAATAAATTATCATTAACTGAAAATAAATTAAAATACGGCTCAGAAGAATTTTTAAATTTATGGGCTGAGGCACGTTATTTATATTCTCGTAACGCTATTCATTTAAATGAAGAAGATAAAGCAACTATATTAAAAACAAATTTAGGTGAATATGGAATATATAATGATAGAAAAGTACCATTAGATATACCTGTACTAGAAAATGAGTTAGGAGATAAAAGAGATGTTGAATTTCAAAAATTGCTTCCATATAGAGCTTTAAATGATTTACCTGCAAAGGTAATGAAAAAATTTCAAGACACAGGAGATAGAAAATACCTTGAATTACATAATGAATTAGAAAATTTATTTACTCAAGGAGATAAAAGCAATATAAGTTACATTGAAGTAAAAACTGTAATTTCAAAATATCTACCAGACAACGAAACAATTGAGTTAATGGCCTCAGCAAATGCTGGCTTAAATGAATCTAAAAATGGAGGCTTAAAGAAATTTTACGTATATACACGTAACCCAAAAACTAAAATAATTACAAGAGAGGTATTAAGTGAAAATTCAGCGTCTAAAGTATATAAAATTGAAGGATTGTTAGTAACTAATAACGATATTAAATTCCAAAACCAATTACTATCAGATATTAGATCAGTAACTGGTGTTACAACTATAGATGCTCAAGAATATACTCCTCGTATTCGTAAAGAAAATTACTCATATAATAAATTATCTGTTAAAGTTGATCCGTATCCATATTTAAAAAATGGTGGAAAATTTGATATAGATACTATTAAACAAGTTATTTCAAATATCGGAAATATTAAAGGAGTAGTAAAATTTAAAGTAGACAACCCACAAATGATTAATGTTGGTTTATAATGATTAAACTAATAAATATATTAAAAGAATTAATAACTAAGACAGAAATCGTCTGTGATAAGTGTGGATGGAGATGGAAAATTGTAGATGGTGGTGATGACTTATATATTTGTCATAAATGTGGTCACGATAATACTCCAAAATTATAAAAATGAAAAAAGAATTTAATATAACTGAATGGATACTTAAAAGTAAGTTAAACGAAGCAGAAACACCTGAACTTAACTTCCCAGATGGTTTCCAGCCAGCTAAATCCGTACCTCAAGGTGGTGCTATGTGTGCCAATTGCGGTAAATGGGATGAGAAAAAACAACTATGCGAAGGTAAATATTATATTGAATGGAAAGGTGATGGTAAAATTCCTGCTGAACCAACAGAATATGTTTGTATTTGGTGGATAAATAAAGAAAAATAGTCAGATGAAAAACACATATCAATTCATAATACACGTTGTAAACAATTTATTTCCTATTAATGAATACTCAGATGCTGAGATAAATAGGTTAATGGAAAAATTTAAAGAGGAAGCTGATGACTTTAACATCACTATCTCAGATGAACAACTTAAAAAATATATTGAACGTTTTGACCAGTTAAAAAACTCACCTAAAGTACAGGAAAAGGATTTACGTAAATGGTCTTTATCTAACTTAATTAAATTAGTTACATCCTCTAAAGGTGTTGAAGAACCTGAAGAAGAAATAGATATTACGCCAGACATTGTTTATAACGAAGATGGTTTAATAATATATAACGGTTCCACAGAAGAAAATTGTCTAAATTTTGGTAGAGGTGAATCTTGGTGTATTACTAGAGGTTCGTTTGGTAATTATCGTTATGATGATAAAAGAAAGAATCCAACATTTTATCTTGTAAAAGATACAAATTTACCTAGTACTGACCGTAAAAGTTTTTTTGTTATTGTTGTTGGTAAAGATAATACTTACAAAGCATCTGATAAATCAAATAATGATGTTGGTGGTAGAGCTACAGAATGGGATAGATGGGAATCATGGAGTTTTATTGAACAAAACTTCCCATCAGTTGTTGGATTAAGAAGTATATTTAAATATATTCCTTTATCGTCTAAAGAAAATTTAAACCAAACTTATAAAAATAATCCTATTAGTGTTAGAGAATGGTCTAAATTGCCTTTTAAAGTTAAAGAACAATATTTAGTTGTTAGAAAAGGTAAAGAAATATTTGAAGATATTAGTAATGATACATTTATAGAAAAATATTTACCTAATTACCCCCAAATTGCTAATACTATTGCAACTAATTTTGGTATTATAGATAGTCTAACTTTATTTACAAACCTAGATAAATTCTCAAACTCAGATATTAGATCAATTATAGCGAATATGAGAGATACAATTGATTTTAAATATTTAACTAAAGACTCTATTCCATTTGAAGCTAAAAAATTACTAACTACATCAGGTAAATGGGACAAAGACATTGATACAAAATTATATGTAACTGAAAATGGTAAAGCTATAGTTAAATTAGTATTTGAAGATGGAGAAGTAAAAGTAGGAGTGTTTACAGCAGAAGATGATTATCCAAACATTAAATTAAACAAAAGAACTTCTAAATTTTTACTAGACTACCCAGAACTAGATAAAATTCCATTTAATAGCTTATTAAAATTAGCAAAGGATGAAGTAATAGATAAAGATATTATTAATAAAATACTCCAATCCGCAGAAAGTAACCCAGACTCAGCTATCGTAGTTAAAGATACTGAAAATGGAAAAATAATATTAGATTCAAATACATTTACATCTTATAAAGTTGAAGGAGATAAAATAATTCAAATTCCTTTTGATGATGAAGAAGTACAAAATGTATTATCGTCTGAAGAAAGCAATACTGGGTTCCAAGAATCAGTAGTAGATTTAGTATTTAGTAAAAAAGATCTACCACCTCAAATAGAAAAAGATTCATTTCTTAACATATTAAAAAATACCCCATACGACAAAAGAACAAAAGGCGGAATGGTTGCTATTCCATTATCTAGTGATGGTATATTAGTATTTCCAACAGATCTTTATACTCGAAATTTCAACAACTCAGTATTTAGATACGGAATGGGGGGCAGCCCATGGAATCAATATAACAGTTATATGGGTAATTTTACTGATGATATGTATAAAGTATATTTTAATTACCAAAGAAGTAGAAACCTTAAATATACTGATGATCAAATAGCTTATGCTTTACAAGGTGTTGATAAAAAAGAATTTATAGCCGCTTTACCACCAATGGTTGATAATAGTGTGTATAAACCAGCAACAGATGGAGAAACATCTTATCTTGTTAATGTTCGAAATCCAAGAGAGAGTAAAGCAATTAGTAGATTAAATAAGTTAATTAAAGCAAATCTGTCACCAGCTCAAGCACAAAGATTATTAGGCACAACTATTCAAGCACCTGCAACTCCTGGAGCTCAAGTACCAGCAGCACAAGCACCTGCAGCACCTGCAGCAGCACAAGCTGGAGCACCTAGAAGAGGAAGACCAGCAGGAGTAGCAGGTGTAGCTAGACCAGCAGCAGCACCAGTAGCAGGTGGAACACCAACCACTGAATTAATGAATGCAAGGGGTTTAGAAACAGCATTTAATGGATTACCTAGAGCAGTTAGAGCTAGATTAGCAACAGCAGTACAAGAAACTGGAGTATCTAGAGGAGCTTCTCGTCGTAATAATCAATTAGGAAACAGAGGTAGAGTTGTAGCAACTTATAATTCAGGACCTAGTAGTATATATTTTATTACATTAGCAAATGGCTCTAGAATAGCATCCATTAATATACAACCTGGAAATGGTAACTATATACTTATACCCGGACGAGAACCAATAAGATTAAATTCACCAACTGAATTACTATCAGCATTACAAGCGAGAGACTTAGCTGAAGTTTTAATTGCTGAATTTATGGTATCAAATCCAACCAAATTAACTGAAACTAAAAAAATCTTAAATTATTATATAAAATCTAAAAACCGAAAAAAATGAAATTACAAGAATTAAAGAATATTATTAAGAACGAAATTAGAGCAGTTTTGGCTGAAAATGCACCTGCAAAGGAAAAAGAAAAAGTAACTACACCAACCAAAACTCCAAGCAAAAATCCATTACACCCAAACCCAAATACTACCCCAAAAACTGCTCCAAAAGCACAAAAAGAAGGTATGTCTAAAGGAATATCTGATATTGTAAAAAAATATAAATTATTAAAAAATAAATAATGAACGAAGCACAATATAAGGATATATTTAAAGATCCTGAAACAATTCAAAATCTAAAAAGCAAAAGTGTTTCATCAAGAGAACGAATGCTCGGTAATGAGAAGTTAATGCAAATTCTTAAACGTTCTAAAATATTAATAGATCAATTAGAAGAAGATGAAGCTCCTCATAAAGCAACATTAGAAAAGTTAGCTGTGGATATGGTTAAAAAAATGTATCCTATAATTGATGAATTCAATATTGAAATAGATGCTACATTAGGTCATGATCAATTACCTCCATCTGATAATAATGATGAAGAGGAAGAAGAAGAAATGGAATTTCCATCAATAGACTTACCTTCCACTGATATAATGAATGATGAGGTAGCTAAAAGAAGACTTATAAATGCTATTACTCAAGGTGCTTCAATTAGAGGTGCTTTAGATAAACCATTTATGGATTTCTTAAATCAAGTTCCTGATAACTTATTAGATAGCTATAGTGAAACGTTATCAAATATAGAGGGTAGTGTAGATAAGTATGGTGAAACATTAAAAAAAGTATTTGGTATATT